CGCTTAACAGTCACCTCTAACTTTTCAGTCACAGGGGCTATTCCAGCGCTTGTAAGGAAGTTATCCTTGGCCTTACCTATAATCCCCTTGAATACAGGAGACGTTTCCGTCCTCTCTATTACTTTAGAGGTTGTAGGGTCGTAAGTTGACTCAGCATCACATTTAAAGTACATCTCGGCTGTGAAAGCACCTACCATATCAAATGCTAGGTCTAACGAGCCATCTAACAAGCTTCCCAGACACAGTCCCATTACCAAGCCCTCCAAGGGGTTAGGCCACCAAACTCCGCTAACTCACCCAATGCTCTACGAACAAGGTGAGGAAGTCTGGCGGGGTATTGTATCTTAGTTAGCTTAATAGATGCTACGGCTATACTCTCTGCTTGTGCAGTGGTATCCAGAACACAGGGGTTCTCGATAAGGTGCATCGCCATCTCAAATGTAGCCTTTTGCAATCTAGCTGGTCGATCTGGATCCTCAAAGGAAACCATATCGTTATACCTGTCGTCAAAGTAAGAACCTTCACGAGGCCATGCAAGAGGCTGAGAGGTGGACACGGCGACACCGACATACGTTACAACGTCGTCAAGGTAACCAGTGGCAGTAGTAAGATACTCTTCCTTCTCGTTGTTATTAAGAAGGTGCCACTTGTTACTGTTTGAGCGGTCGATAAAGTATGCGTTAGCTTCATCCAAGGTGACATAGCTATTCATGTTTAGTTTGATAGCCATGAACCACCCCTTTTGTTATTAAGAGTGCAGAATCGGGAGGATGCCCAAGTTCAGGTAGCCTGCTTCGCTACGTACCCAAGAATCGGCTTGATCGTATCCGCCAGTACCGGCAGTTTGAACAAACTGAACCTCAGAGCCATCCCAAGAGTAACCCATTGGATGGCATACGTAGCCCCAACGATACCAGATGTCAGTAGTACCTGAACCACCGTGAGCAGCTGCTGCTCGGTCCATTTCTACAGGCATAGGTACAACAAGTGACTTCATAGTCAATGCGTCAGGCTTACAGATGAAAGTAGTCTTTACAGACTCATCGTTAACGTTAGCAGATGCAGATTGGTCGTTACCCATAGCGCGGGTAAGGAGCAGACGGAACTTACCTTGGAAGATCGTGTTGAACACGAGGTTTCCTTCGGTGATAGTGGTCTCGTCTACGAGGTTAGCAACACGAAGGTCAGCCAGAGTCTCTGGGCTGGTGATCATGTAGTAGTAGGGAGCTTCGTAGTCCTTCCAAGCCATTCCCATGGACTTGAACAGACGCTCGCCACGAGCTGCGCCTTTTACGGCAGAGTCAGCGTCGATAAGCTTTCGTGCGTCGGTAGCGTCAGTTGCAGCAGGGCCGAACTCACCAAGAGCGTTTACGTCTACGTAGAAACCAGTAGTAGGGCTATCAGCGTCAGTGTTGAAAGAAGTGATACCGCCACCACGAGAAACCTCGTAAGCTGCTACGCCGTTAAGCGACTCAAGTACAGAGTTGTGCTCGTCTTGTGCCTTGGTCTCACCAAAGTCACGAGCAATTTTAGCCAGACCATCTTCTTGCGAGATGACCTTTTGTACGTTGACTTCCTTCGCGCCATGCGTACGCACAGTCTTGGCGTACTTGTAGAACGCGGTGTCAACTTCAGTGTAAGCCCCGTCAGTTGCGTTGGTTACGCTGGGAACGTTGATGTTAGCCATCAGCGGCTTGTACCAACGAGCCTGTCCGAGGTAGTCTTCGATGCTGGTGTTAATCTCAGCGCTAGCGCCTACGATAGCAGTACCAGAAAGCTTCTTAGCGTTCGTATACATCTCGTGAGCGTAGTCACCAACGTATCGCTGAACCTGAAACTTCATTGTAGAACCGGCAGTACCGGAAGTAAAATCAGAAAGTGCCATGTGTAAAATCTCCTTAAAAGATTATGTAATTATTAATTAAAACCCGAAGTCATTCCCTTGTGGGTTAGGGTTGTTACGGAGGAAGTCTTCAAAAGACTGCTCAGTAATTGGCTTATCGCTCTTAGCGACTGAACCAGAGTCAACCCCTACCTGCTGCATTGCTGCTGCACCAGTAGACTGCTTGGGTTTAAAAAGAAAAGCGTTTTCTTCGTCTTTAGCGAAGGCTTGAACAAATTCACCTAATGATGCACCTGTAGCGTGAACCCATGCACCTTCAGCATCTTGCTTTAGCTCATTGACAATCTGTGCTTTAGCCATTTCCTTTGCCGTAACATTGCGGAAATCCTGCTCTCCAAGAATCTTATCAACTTGATGGTCACGAGTCAAGGTAGTATTAATACCTGAAAGAGAGTCTACTCGAGCAAGAGCTTCGTCCAGCTTCATCTGCAGGGCTTCAGAAGTTTTACCTTCTGCTTCAAGCTTCTCCAGTTTAGCGGCCTTAGCTGATTCCTCAAGTTCAACTGCCTTCCTCATCGCTTCATCGCGTTGCTTAGACATCTTGTTCATATTGTCTTTCATTTGAGCTAATTGCTCTGCTACTAAGCTCTCAATCATCTTTTGTGCTTCAGGTGATGAGAGGTCAGCCTCAGTTGATGCTTCAGTTTCCATAGTGGTTTCCATTTCAGTTACTTCATTATTATTAGTTTCATCGCTCATTTTGTACTCCTAGGCCACAGGCCAATTATTGTTTGTCACAGACTAAGGTTATGGTCCTATACCATACCAGCTTTCACCTATAGGTATAGGTGCGAGAATATCATCGCGGGTCATCCCGCCACTCTCTACTATCAATCCATCTTGCTTGGCCTTGGCGAGTAGTCTTTGGTAAGCCTTCTCAGAGAGCCCCTCGTCGCGCAATGCGTTAAGGGTCTTAAGAACGGTGTCAGACTCTACCGCATCAGCGTATAGATGTCTTAAAGCGTCCTTAGCCTTTGTTGCTTCTCCCATGTTAACGAAGAAAGCATCATGGATGGTTGCAGTTTCTACTTTATTCTTCCGGCCCCATAAATGGAACCCTCGAACAATCGCCGCATCATTTGAATGGTTACCGTTTACACCATAACCAGTTTTTGCATCATTGATTGACGATTTGCCCTTGAACTTTCCGTCAGTTACAGAATCTTTATAGACATTGTAAACTTTTCGTCCAGTTACTGGGTCAGTAAACTCTATACGCTCTTCCACTGTAGGGCGGTAGCGTTGATAGAGCTTTTTGCCATCAAAAGTATACCAAGGAATATCTACCTTCCCGGTATCTACGATGAACTCTTCAGCGGCCTCTTTCCAGAAGCCAATGAACTTGTCAGTAATAGGTGCTCGTTGAGATAGCTTTTCAGCCATAATATCCGATATTAGTTTAAACTCGTTGGGCCCAACTAGCTTAGACCTACCGGCTGTAAGTTTCTCAACAAACTCTTCAACATCAGGATGAACATCCTTAGACATATGAAGCATTCTATTACCTATAGGAGCCTCTTTAAGAACGACATTATTTATCTCGTCTTTAAGATCTTGAAGCTCCCTTATACTTTCTGTTGCACCAAGTTTCTCTGCATCTTTAATGTGGTTATCAATAGACTTATTGATCTCATTAAGAGACAGAGCTTCTTTTGGGGTATTGCTAGTTCTGTTACGAACAACAACTAGCTTGTCTTTTTCTAACAAGGTCTTAGCAAACTTATCTGCTATATTGTTAGCTTGAGTAGCTCTACCAGCACCGTAGAATGAAACCATATTCTGGGCCTTAGCGGCCTTAGAAAGGTCTTCCCACGTAATATCGTCTACAAGATCGTTAATACGTTGAAATCTAGGGTCAGCTACGGTATCCATAGCCATAGTGTCGTAGAGTCTATTCTTTTTAGGGGTCGCCATCACATTGGATTCCCAACCTAAATCTTTGTTGCGAGTGCTAAGAGCAATCATCTGTGCTCCTGAAGCAGACGCATCAATCTCAATAGGTAACTGAGTCTTATAAGTAGATAACCTCTTTAGATCGCTGAGATCACCTCCTACGTGGTCGTTAATTCTTGCATACTCAAGAGCAAGCCGCATTAGCTTTGGGTGCTCTACAGGATCCATCCCTACCACTAGAGGATGCTCCAAGGCACTTCTTATACGAGAGTCTCGTTGAGTATTAGATTGAAGTAGCCTACCCAGTTCGAGTAGCTCTTTCTTATTCCGTTCAAAAATTGCAAACCTACCGGGGTTAGTTAACGCCTCGGTAGCAGGGCCAAGCAGAGAACCTACTTGCTCCTGAAAATTAACCCAGCCCCCTTCTCCCATAGGGGATACTTTCTTTGTGTTAAGGAAGGGTCTAACAAACTCTCCTCCAGTAGGAGTAAGATATCCGTTAGCGTATATCCTTCCACGACCATCTATCTGATGGGAATTCTTAAAAGACTTACCTCTATTAAGGTGCCACTTAACTGTTTCCATCATACCTAGCCCTTGATCTCCACGATCTAAGACTATCTGTCGGAACCCGTTAAGCTCGTCATATTTCTTTACATTACCTCTAGGGTCTCTGAACCTCGCCATATCTAACATGAAGGAACTAAACTCTTTGTCTACTTCCCATTCAAAACTATTAGCATGGTTTATTTCATCGATAATGTCTCTATCAAGGTTTACTTTATCGTAATTCGCTCCAGCCTTTCTAGTGATTACAGAATTACCAGTTACTGTTCCGGTGCTAGTCCTATAATGACCGTGACCGGGGATAGCCTTAAGCTCGCTACTTTCATCTATTAAACCTATACGTCTGGCTACATAGAGTCGCCTATGGGCGTCTTGCAGGGCAACCATCTCAGGGTCGGTAATAGTGACTTCTCGGCTCAGAGTGTCCCGCCAAGGGCCTCCGGGTCTACCTGTCTCTAGATCGTTGACTGCTCTTCGAGTAACCCCGCGATACCCTAGCTTAATCTTTCCTTGCTTCTCTAATTGATTAAGAAGCTTTGACCCAACCTTGTGATATTGTTTAGTAGTGGGCTTATTTTTAAAAGGAAGTATTAGTGGGTACTTACCTATCTTGCCGTTCTTTAGAGAACCTTTCTCACCTATCATGCCTTTACCAAGAGCAATAGCAAGAGAATCATAGTCAGTGGTTTGGCCTTCTGCAATAGTCTTCATAGAACTCGCTAAAGACTCTATTGCCGCGCCATTCTTCACATTGTCATCTATGTTCTCGCGCAGGAACTTCCTGTAAGCTCTGTTGATAGAGAGTTGCTCAAGTTGTTTGTTAATGTGTGCTTTAACATTTACTTTGTTCTTAAGCTTCTTTGTATACTCTTCAACTAATCTCTCAGTAGGTTCGCCAAGCATTTTCTTTGTCCACCACTCCCCTACTACTCCTTCTAACCATTTTCGTGGCTTTATATCGGGAACTAGCTTTACATTTAGAGGTGGGAAGAAGTAAGTACGTAAAGGAGACCTGCCTGTAAAGTAAGCTTTACGAGCAAGCTTCCTACCAACACTATCCTTCCATCCGTCTACAAACTTCTGGTTCTTACCAATGTCTGCCGCCAGCTCATCAAAAGTAACTAGCTTGCCTCCAATACTAATCTTAGCATCAGGGTCTCCAGAAGAGAATCCATCGAACTTCCTTGACCTAGAGCGAGATCGCCTATCAAGTATTCTTGAAACGTTAACCACAGAGTTAACCATTTCTGCTCTAGTAATTGCCTCTAGGTTCTCCCAAGGTTGTCTGTAAGACTTTGCTTTAGGGTTATAGTAGCGTTCAAAGTTAATACGCAGATTCTCTACCACAGCTGTCTGTTGGTTAATAGACATAGTGTCGTCAAGAGAGTTTGCAAAGTTTTCAATAAAGTCTCTCTGATCACTGTTTAGTATCTTACTTGATTTTAGAAAGTCTACTCTTTCCTGATACACAAGATGGTCAGGGTCATACAGCATAGTATTACGAGACTCTCCGGTAACAGGGTCAATTACCTGCGTCCTCTTATCAAAAACATTTTCCGCTCTGTTACGAGAGGTGGCTTTACCTTTTAGAGAAGTGCCCTTATAGTCCGTTAATGCTAGAGCCCCTCCTCTGGAGTTAGCATCTCGGATATAAAGCTCCCTAAGTTCCTTCTGTCTATCTTTGCTACGCATTAGCTCAGATGGTTTCCTAGCCATAGCTGCGTCTTCGGCTTTGTCTATCATCTTAGCCTTAGTGAATATGCGCATAGTAGCAAGGTTGTCCAGCCGCCTTAGAGTAGCAATGTTTATCTTTTTACCTTTGTCACTGAAGAACTGCTTTAGCTTAAGCGAGCCGCTCTCGAACATTCTTAACCTTTCTGTGTCACCAGAGAAATGTCTCATCTTAACTTCTTGTGACTGTCTTCGAAGCCATTTACTGTAACTCTCTTTTTGAGGGCTACGTCCGTCTAGCTTTCTGAGTTCCCTTTCTGGTAGCGCTTTAAGAACTTTCTTTTTAACACGATCGCTCTTTGTGGCCATTAACTCAGTATAAGATTTGGTTATAGGTACTATTGTTGAACGACATCTCCAATGTAGTGGTGGGAGATGTTGTTTTTGATCTATGGGAAACTCCATCCCATCTTTAGCAGAACATATCTCTGAAGTACGAGAGTCTAGTATGGCAACAAACTTGTAGCCCTTGATTAGCTCCTCATTGTTCTCCATAGTAGCTGCTTGAGCAGAGGTAGCGGACCTAGTTATACTAGTTCTTACTACAGCATCTGCTTGGCTCTTAGTAAGCCTAGTAGTTCTGACAATCTTTTCTGTTATCTCTTTATTAGTGAGGCCTTTAGCAATACCGTTGTTGATAGTGTTGTTAATTCGCTTTAACTCACCATTACCGATCTTAGAAAATTGCTTACTTAATGCTCCACCGTCTTTAATGTTAGACCCTACAATAGCTTCTAGGCTCTTATTAGTTCTTGGTTTACGCACTTTAAAAACATCACCTGCTGATTTATCTAGGTTGTTAGTGTGAAACTCTAGCTGAGCTGCATCAAAATCTTTTATGTGGCCAGATACGTTTGCGCTAATCTCTTTAGTGAATCTATTGACCTCTTTGCCGACAGCGTCCATAGCTACCCTTTTCTGGGCTGGGTTAGAGAAGTTAGTTTTCCTAACTGCCTTTCCCAATCGGCCAGTGTGTCTTTTAACGATTCTATTAGTTTCGACACCTACCTCGTTCTCAAAGAGACGAGACATGGCGGCATTATCTACCGCCCTATCAAATATGTCATCGTTAATAGACATTACTATTCTCCCGTACTAACCTCAACTGGTTCGCTGGGTTTAGGTGCTGGAGGTGTGTAGTCTTTAAGCTTGCTGAAAGGCACACCAGATTCCCTGTTGCCTTTGTCGTCTTGAACAACACATGCATCTGTTTTACCGGAACGACCTACAATAGTCACCTTCTTTCCTTTATAGTTATAATTTTTCATTTCTTTTCCTCTTGTTTTGGTTTGGGCTTGTTATCCTTTGGTTGAGGTTGATTTTGTGAAGCATTTGCTACTGCCTCCATATCTAACTCATCAACTTCTACTGGAGGACCCATAATAAGCTCATCCTCCATAATCTCAGTCTTAGCAATTTCATCATCATACTCCGGAGAGATAATGTCGTTTGCTTTCATGATGGACAACCACTCTGAACGTGGGAGTTTACCTGTGTCATACCATTCTGTGATAAGACGTAACCAGTCTGCGCCTAGTGGAGCAGGGTTGAAGTCAGCAGATAGCTCAAAGTCAATCTCTGATACTCGATACTCAGTGTTGTATCTCCAGTTAATCATAGCAGTAACAATACGTGCCATAACGTTGGATACTTTAGCGTTAAGAGTTCCTAACTGTGCTGTTTGACCGGCGTTACGAATCTCCAGTGCTACACCGGATTGGTCTCGAACGTCAGGGGTCATCATCCTGATACCCATGCGACCCATCTCAAGAACAGCAGAGTCAATCGCTCTGTCCATATCTTTCAGGGCATCTGTAGGGGTATCCAGAACGTCAATCTTCTCACCATCGCGCACTCTCAGCCAAGAGCCAAGACCTGCGGATACAAGGTCCTCAAAATCTTCATCTGCCATGTCAGAAGCTACTACGGGTGTGTAAGTTGCCGCACCGTACATCAAATGGTTTCTTCGACTTAACTTGTTGTATAGAGCAACCTCTCGGTTAATAAGTGGCATCAACAGAGGCTCTGAAGGGGCTACGTTACCGTTTAAAGGGTATACAGGGATTTCTGTTAGTGGCTTACCATTGCTGAGAGGTACTTCTGTAGCTCTGAGCTCCCACCGACCTTCGCTGTTCTCTACTGAATAGTTCTCTCGGTAGTTACCTGAGATTACCTGAGTGTCACTGGTGTTCTCATCAGAGACATACTCGTATGCTCTTATCTGATACTCGCCATTAGCATTAAGCTCATGTACCATTACAGCATCAACAAGCTTATCATGGAACTCATTCTCTGGGTCTGCTACTTCCATAGGTTGTCGAACGATAACGCGTATGAGGCCCTTCTTTCGAGTAACAGGGTGTGTAGCTTCTTTCCAGTTAATAATAGACTCACCTTTGTAGAGGATAGGAAAGGGTTTTAACTCTTTCTGTTGCTCTGGGGTAAGCTCCATGCCTTCAGGGACGTAGGGGAAAGATACTGCTACCCATGCCCTGCTGGTTATGATTTCTTCTTTAAGAGCCTCATCCAGAAAACCAATAAGTCCTCGACCGTCTCCGGTGAACCCTTGGGTGATCCAGTTCTTAGCGTCTTCTCTAATCTCTTCTGGCAACTCTACCTTAGGGGGTTTTCTTAAAAGACCACCTACAAGTGTCCTACAATACTGTGAACAAAGACCCGGAAGCTCAGCTTCTGCCTTGTAAAAGCAATATTGGTCCCAAGTCATCTTAGGAGAGAACGGGAGTAGTAAATTACCAAAGGAAACTGTGTCTAGCACATCATCATATGCCTTAACCGAATCTTGCCCACCAATCACAGCCCTCGCTCGCTCATAGAACAATTTAAGTGATTCGTACTGTGGACTAGGGTCTCCTACAGATTTAACAGAGTTATTACCAACGTAGGTCACTCCGTTTTGATTGTTTCCACCTTTTACGAACATATTATTGTTCTCCTAATTAGTCAGCCCGATACTCTTTAAGCTTGTCTGCGGGAACAAAGAACTGTAAACCAGTTTCTAAGCTCTGGATGTAAACTCCACCATTAGGGTTGGGACCCCAATACCTAGCAAGCTTAAAGCCCTCAATTAACTTCCAGTTACGTGGGTCCTTGAGTGCTTCTTCTTTCTTACGAGCTTCTTCTCTTTTGTTAGATTTGATTCTGTTTTCTACATCAATAACTTGATTAGGGAAAGTCTTACGATGGTCAAGCTCTAGGCCTGCCTCTGCTGCAATCTTGTCAAGTTCTTCTTGGTTTTCGTTTTCGATAACTTCCTTGGGAATCATTACTTAGTCCTCTTATATTAATACACTTGTGTTTCGGATTGATCGGAGTGCTCCAGCCTGAATGGGGTATAGGTATTCAGTAGCGTACCTGATACCGTCAGAGTGGTGCTCATCTCCATTTCTTTTATCGATAGTAGCGCTATCGGGGTTCCTCTCAGTCCATATGGTTCTTTCCATAGATCTGATAGTGTTTATTAACTCAGGTCTGAAATACATATCAACATCACCACGAGCATTCTTAAGCTTACGGTTAACAGCATTAGCACTATCAATGATAGGCGGGTGCTTTCTCCGAGCTTTAGTTTTAATACCGTAGTTCTCTAGTATAGTAAAGTCAGTCCTGCCAACAGCGGCAGATGTCTTTCTTGCTCTACCTGACGGATCAGGGTAGGCAATAATCTCATGGTCTGGGTATCGTCTCTTAAGGCCATTACACAGTGCGTCAGTGTCTGGGTGTCCCATAAACTCATCCACAAAGTGCATTTGGTTACCTCTTAAAACAAATACTGAGCAGGCCATTACGCCGATGTTAAAGTCAATACAAGCATGAACCGTTTCTCCCGGTTGCAGCTTATCGATGTCAGATGTGACATGTGTCTTTCTGTCAAAGCAATAGAATACTGTTGTGCCAGACTCGTCAAAGGATGCCTCGTACTCACGAGCAAACTTAACAGGGTCTAGGGTAATCTTTGCCTTCTCAATTACACTGTCCATTAGAAATGGAGAGTCTTTGTAGCTGAAGTGATAAGACTTCCAATCATCATCCATTGATTCAAAGTTATACATATCGTAGAAGTAGTCGTGACCTTTAGGGGTAGATATAGTTAAAGATTTACCTTCCCTAGGCCATCGTGTAAGAATACAAGGTTGTATAACTGATTCCCACGCCTCCTGCGGGGTAGTACCTGCGCCCTCCCAAGAGCTAATCTCATCTGATACGACAAAGTATTGTCCTGTACCACGCATCCGTTCAGATGCTTCATAAGACCAGACTCTTAGGTGAACCTCGGGGCCAAACCAGAATGTTCCATTTGCCCTTGAGCTTTTAGTAGCTAAGTTCTCAAGTCCAAACTGGTAGGCCAGTAAAGGATAGTAGATATCCACTGCTTGCGAGAATGTTGGGGCTATAAGAGCCACGTTGCGGTTAGGTGTGCCTGCAGGTAAAGCCAGTAATTGACTTATCGCATTAACAGCACACGCCGCCGCAAAATATGATTTCCCGAAACCCCGTGATGCGCATACTACCGCATGACGACATTTATTATCAACAAACAGATCTCTGAACACCTGAGATTGACCCGGGTGTAATTCTATGTTGCCTGTCATTTTTAGTCCTTATTTACAGTTAGATTTCATTACGTAATCTACATCAAGAGATGTGCATTTCTTGTTTCTATCCCATCTACTCTTGTCGTTATCCCAGAAGGTTCTAGCTTCGTCAGCATCCCACTGGACTATTCGAGTATCTTGGTAGTGCTCTGTCCATAAAGCTTCACCGTAGCCCTCGTCATACCATACAGTGTTATCGTATTGATCCCAGAAAGTTTCTCTGTTCGCACATGTATCGCTGAGCTTGAACTCTCGGTACTCTGCAAGCAACACTACATTGCTCTTAAGTGGTGGTGCGATGTTGTGGTCAAACCATACATCTCCACCAGACAGATTGAATACACCATGTTTACTTGGGTCTTTAACACCATCTGGGTATTCTATGGTACCGTCTGCTCTAGTAACAGTGGCCTTAACTTCAATCATATCAACAGTGAATACATCGCTGTTTTCCTCAACATCCCAAAGTGCTTCTTCTGGTTCATAGATCCTGTCCCATAGAGTAAGAATGTCAGTGACGTCTTCTAACCAGAATGTCTGCTCAGTAATCCCCATATCCACACTAGTGTAGTAGGAAGACTTCTGGAGCTCAATTCGGAACTCGCCTGTTTCACTGTAGAGGCTTCTGTCGCTGTTAGGATGAACAACGCGGAACTCACCTGTCTCTGCGTAGAGCTTGTTAAGATCTATGTTATTGCCGTTAACCTCAAGGTAACCGCTAACACCAGCTGGCATTCCTACAAGGAACCTGCCTGCCTCAGCAGTGTTGTCTTCGATAGGACAGGGGATATCTGGCCCTTTAACCTTATCCCATAAGGTAGAACCAAGATCCCATCTGGATAGACCAGCATCCCATCTTGTGTAGCTGATTGTGCCACAGCCAACTTGAATGTCACTGCCTTCAACTTTAAAGGTAGTGTGAGTGTTAGGCTTGAAGTTACCGTAAGCCTTGACTTCTTGCAACTCAATTCTGAACTCTGCATTAGGTCCGGCATCGAGATGAGTGGTTTCAGAGTTAAATACTGCTCTGACACCCTCAAGCAAGAACTCACCAGCTTCTGCTTTAAGGTCTGTGTACTTGTTACAGGGTGCTTCTACAAGGAATTCACCTGTACCAACAGCCCACAATTCGTGGTTGTCGGAAACAACGTAATTACCTAATACAAAGAATTCACCGGCTTCTGCTTTAAATACATAGCTTCGAGTAGAACCTACTGGTTTACCATAGAGCCTGAACGAACCAGTTCGGGCCTTGTCTCTCTCACCCCACTTAGCAGTAGCATGTTGTCCTTCAAAGACAAACTCGCCTGCCTTAAAGTAAGTGCTTGGTCTCATACCAGCGTCTGCTACAGTGACAGTGAAGTCACCTGCAGTTGCAGGCAGATGCGCTATGCGCCCTACATCAGAGGTATCAACGGTGAACTCGCCAGTATCTGCTAATGTTGTATAAGTCCTAGTAGAACCTACTTCAATAGTGTCAACAGTGAACGAGCCAGAGTTGAAGATAGAATCTTCGTCTCTTCCTGCTGTATTCACATCAACAATAAACGTAGCGGGTTCAATGCTAATCTTATAGCTAATACCAGAGTTAACACCGTCTACAATAAACTCGCCAGACTCAGCCGTGAGGTTTGTAACAGTTCTTCTTATGCTAGCATCTTGGCCTTCGAGGTTGAACTCGCCAGCCCCAGACCCACCTTTAACTTTAGCGTGGGCATCCATTCCTGTAAGGGTGTAGGATGTGCTACCAACATAGAATATTTTCTGAAGAGTGGACTCAGAAGACATACCTGTGAGCGTGAACGCCCTTGGTTGTGCTTTAAGTAGTCTATCTCTTTGTGAACCAATCTCTTGGCCCGATACTTTAAATTCTCCCGGATCAGCATAGCCGCCAACATAACCGCTGGCGTTATTGCCTGTGAGGGTGAACACGCCTGTTGCTGGGGTTAGCCTGTAAGGAATAGTGTTAATAAGTTCAACTTCATTACCTGTGAGGGTAAAGGAGCCTGCGCCAGCTTTGAGAGCGTAGCCTTTGTTCTTACTAACGTCTTCTCCTTTGAGTAGGAACTTGCCCTCACCGGAGTATTTTGTTAGATGGAAGTTGGTGTAGTTATTTGCGTTATCCCACCATTCGGTGTCAACACCATCATCTTCTTGCCATATTGTTGTATTGTTATCCCATTCAACTTCAGCTTCTTCGTTAACAAAGAACGCACCTGCTTCTAATGGGAAGTGAGTGTAATCATCAAACGCAACATCCATTCCTGTAAGAACAAATGTAGCTGGCTCTGGGTGCAAACAACGTAGCTTGTGTGTATCCCACCAAGTCTCTCTTACGTTATGTATATCCCATTCTGTATTCTTAGGCTTATGTGTATCCCATTCCGTTGGGTTTCTTACACATCCGCCTTCTCTGTACTTACCTTTGCTCTCGCCTCCGTTGAGACTAAACAAAGCAGGCTCAGCATCCAATACGTAATCAACGATGCCTTTCTCAATGATTGTGCCTGTTGAATCGCCACCTGTCAGTGTAAAGCTTCCTGCTTGAGGTCTGCTGAAACTAACTCGGTGCATTAAGGCCCTGATGCCCTTGAGAGCAAAAGAACCTGTTCTTGATCTTATCCCTACATTTTCTAGGGTATCATACAGGTCTAAATTGAATTGACCTGCTTGCGCGTGCAAGGAGTATCCTCTACCTGCATTAACGCCTTGTGTTATAAACTCCCCTATCGCTACAAAGTCATACCAATAGGTCTTCTCGAATACACCTGTTCCTGCTTCGTCCCAGACTGTATCAAGGCTGTTCTTAGTGTCCCATGGGGTTTTACCTTTATCCCACGGAGTCTCTGATGTTATTTCATCTCACCATTCAGTGTAGGTTCTGTTATCATCTTCTAGCCACATACCGCAAGCGCCACCGGCCTCTAGCCAGTATTGCGTATTAGGGCTTTGTTTTATTCCTTTTGAATCCCCTCCAGCTAATGAGTATTGGCCAGTTGGAATTAGATATTTATATTGAACATTATCCCATAATGTATCATATAAGGCTGTCTCGCCCCAAGTAGTATCTCCATTGTCCCACTCAAAGTCAGATTCGACTATAGGACCCGGAATATGGGTC